AAAGCCTCCTGATATACCCATGTATAATGATGAAATTGCGTGAAAATAGTCTGCTTTTGTAAATTTATTAATTAGTCTATGTACATCGTATGCCACCACACTCTTAGAGCCTCCAGGTGTGTATGTGAGTGTTTCTTGTGGATACATAAATCTTAAATAATCTCTAACTGATGTATTTGGTCTAAATGACATCTTAACGCTTTCGTCGCATGGTATTTGGTCATTCAACAACTCATTTTGAGAATTTGGTGCAACCAATGTATTAACACCTTCTACTACTTCCATGCCTTCTGGTTTGAAATTCGGTATATTCATTGCATCAATATCGGCTAAAGAATTCAAAAAATTTACATCTGTTGGTGAATCCAATTTTTTAATTTTCAACCTTTCTCCTTTACTTAATAATGGACCTCTAACCAAACTATAATGTTTACTGTCTTTATTATGAGTGTCGAAATTTAAATTTCTTAAAGTTTCTAGCGGGATACCAGTAATAAATGCTACATCTTCCCATTCATCACCATCTTCCACTATGTATTCATCCAATCCTCTTTTCAAAAATTTTATTCGCCTCTGTTCTAAATATTGTCTTTTAACGTCATTTTTATTCAATATTCTACCAGTATGTAAATCATCATTTAAAACTTCGTATACACCTAACTCATTACTTTCAGAGCTAGGTACACCTGGGTACACAGGACTAATTCCTGATACTACATCTACTGGGTCTAAAGCATATCCACTAAATTGTAAATTGTTACCACCTGAAATATAAACATTAAAAGTAATCGATGTTGGAACATTGGAATTATAGGTCAGTGGTTGTACTAAATAACCATACACTATTCCATGATTTACTGCATTAGCAACATAATCTTTTGTACATTCAAGTTGTCGCAAATTAGAATTATATTTAAGATCTATTGTTTGAATTTGGCCGCCAGCTGAAAATTCCAAAGTATCAGTATTAATATTATGTATATCATTATATGCTGGAGCATAAGCTGTTAGTGGATTTATAGGAGCATCAGTCATTGCATAGTTTTTAAGCACTATTATTTTACAAAAATGAAAGTTCGTACAAACAGCTTGAATGTGTAATTTTAAATCACCTCTCCAATACCTAGAAGCCTCATAAATAGTCCTCATTGGTGAATAAAAGGTGGTATTTGCGTTCCCACCTAAAACTGTAGCTTCAACCATAGGTGTCATTGGATATGCAAACAAATTTTTTCCTGTTTCCGTTGTCGAACTAACCGTGAATTTACCTACATACACTGGTTTAGATGTTAAAAATTTAAGATCCATTTCGTCTTGTTCAGTTCTAAAATAAAAATCATCGTATATTCTACTAAATTGGGCATGGTTATCCAAAACTTCTAATCTCACCGGCTGGTCAACATTATTAGGAAAATTTCTAAAAGTTGCTATCATCTTATTATCTATACTAGGTACATTAGGATTATGAAAACCAGTCAATTCTTTTAACATGCTCCTACCATAATCAATTAAATCTCCTGAAACAACTTTAAGTCCTGATGCAGCATTATCGAGAATTTTGGTTGGTAATCTCCATAGGTTATTTAGTAAGCCTTCTGCTGAAAAATATGAGTCTTGCCTATCTTCACATAATTCTTTCTTACCACACGCACATTCAGTTGTTACGCTCGCTTTTGATTTAACAGACCACATCTTCCTTACACCACACTGGGGTTGCCATGACATTAAGCCGACTTTTGGAACATAAAATTCAGCTTCTTTAAATAACGTATGGACTGAAAGTGAAACTGTCGTAGAAGAACCCACTGCCACTGTCAGCGCATCCATCACAAAAAACACTAAATCAAAAACATCAGTACCTAACCTACTAGTAGATACCACTAAATCATTGACAGTTGTAGCGGGGTCTTGGGTCTTGTACAAAGTACTAGGTGTATACATTGGGCACTCTAAACAAACAGATGTTGATTCCGTCGCATTCAAAAATACATGTGGTGCTGATAAAAGCTGATTAGGATTTGTTATGGCTGGAGTACCGTGAGGTACGGCTGCGACTAAAATTAAGCCTTGGTGCATAGGCGTGCCTGAAACTTGCAACATACAACACATTTTGGCTTGATAAAAAGTAGCTGAATTAAGGAACTTTTGCTAAAGGGTTAGACATAATACAAGAAGGAAATGGTAATCTCCATAATTCTGTAAAATTATTATCAGTCGTTGACCACTTTACTGTCGTAACCAAAAAAGGTTTCTCCAAAATACGGTCAAAATTCATCTTATATTCAGGATCTACATGAGTGGCCTTAGGCTTTTTATTGTATATAGACGGTATTTCTACAACTTCTTTCGTCCTTAAAGAAGTTTGATAATTATCATATATAGTTTCTATTGTAGTGAAATGATTAGTTTATACTCGAAGAATTGAATTATCACTATACTCAACAAATAGAGTCTCTTGTCAATATTCAAAATTATCAATTCCCTGGTTACAAGAATCCCATTAAAAGGTTACAATAATCTCAAAGTAAATTTTTTAAAGTTGAATTCACAAACAACTATCATTAAAAATAACATAAAAACATAAATTTACAAAAATTTTAAACAATATTTACATTTCGAAAAGTTAATTTATTAAAACGCCAAATGCTTTTGAATAGAAATCATCATAATTACCACTAAGATACAATTTTATTAAATAATTTTCAGTAAGCAAAGAAAAATAAATATTATTTTCTGCGCAAAAATTTTCTAATTTATTTATGTCTTCATGGTATATATCATAATGGAGAAATATTTCCCGTTGAAAAGCATTAATCTTATCTCTTAATACTGTGTCTGGATCCTCTTTCGATGAATCAATCCACGATAATGTGCTATAAACCGTTCTTAAGTCCAAGGGACAAGTAACATTTCCTAATTTAGGATGAAATCTAAAATATCTTTTCAAAAAAGTTATTTCATGTACTGGCTGAAATGGTGTTTCTATTTTATTTTTCAAAGAATCTGTCATTTCCATACCTAAAGAATTAAAAAATTGTTCCATAGTTATTGCGTTTAAAAAATCTTGATATTTAGCATCTATACATCTGTTTAAACGATCATCTCCATAAACCGGATCTGATATGTGGTCATGAAATTTCAAAAAATCCGGCTTATAACCATTCTTATTCATCTCTCTATAATACCACATCGCAGTGTATACTCTATTTACTAAACTATTAAATATTGCCGTTAACCAACAACCTGATGGTAAAGAGTGTGTTAAAATCCAAGAATCATCATTTACTACAACTACATTGTAAGCAATATTCAACAAAATATTTCTAGCTGCTTGCCCACAAGAACCTTTATAATACTTCAAAATCTTTTCCGCTACCATTATTTGGACCTGCACTCTCATACATTTATCATATTTACCTATATCACCACCCCAGCATCTGCCTCCTTGCATACGTTGGTATAATTTAGGCCACTCGGAAAAAGGATTCAGTCCAATCATAATTTCATTAAACCATCGCTCGCGAACTATTTTCTTAACCATTTTACCAAAACATTTCTTAGTTAACACTTGCATAGATACGGGACTCACTCTAAAACTTCTAGGTTCTTTCTTCTCAGTATTACGCAATTCGTCCTTAAGAATTTCTGACCAAGCGATATCTTTAATATCAATATCTCCTGTTGTCATCCTTTTTTCAAATTCATCATACAAATCTTTAAAACTCGGTTTAAAGATACCTTTTTCAAAATCGAAACAATCTAACTTGTCTTTAATTGGAAAAATACCATTTGATGATTTTTTATTAATCGGTGCTAATAAATCATCACCCTTCACTATTTCATATTCATTCAAATCATCGAAATCTTCAAAATAAAGGTCCAATAAATCACTAGCAAAATTTAATTCCTCATCCTTTACAGGGCCTATCGGAATACGACTCGATTTAGACACGTCTTTCACTGTGTGTGGCCCATACACACTTAAGTTTGCAGGTTTCCTACTAATTTCAAACACACCATACAATGGTGATTTTACGAAATTACTATTTTTTGGTACAAAAACACTCATATCTGTATTTAATTTTAAACCACTACAATTACTGACTACTTTGTTGTTAATTTCCGCACTTAATTTTAAACCATTATCAACACTAGACAGCACATCAAATATTTGCTGCCTACATAAACTAGACCACTGCAAAGTTACTCCCACTTGTTTACCATCATGACCAGCTACGTGCATTCCCAATAGAAAACCTTGTCTAGAAACTACCATAGCTCCACACATTCCTGGATAATGCAATCCTTTATATGTAATCGGATCCAAAATTTTATTATTATACTCACCAATTGGATAAACTATCGGTCCATATTGAGAGGGATTTGTTATTATACCCTCTAATTTAATAATTTTATTAGGGAATACTAAACCAATTGCCGGATCTCGATTAAAAGGTTGAAAACAACTCGCCAATTTAGGGAAAGGAGACGGGTAACCATCGCTTAAAGAAACAATAGCCACATCATTCTCAACATTTTTATATATTAACTCTACGGGTGAATGATCAATTATTCTATGATTATCTTTCCTATCTTTATATACAGTTACTTGCAAACGCCTGTCTAAAACTAAATGATATGGTACTACTATTCTCCTACCTGATATTAATCCATGACAAGATACTCTCTTATCTAAACCATATTCTGTAAAAACCATATCTATTTCAAACATTTGCGTTGTAATTTTGGGTAACATACTATGTAACCCTACTAAATTCAATTCTTCAAATGAGTCGTGTTCAACACTACTACCGTTATCCAACTTTGTAACAAAAGCCCCTTCATGTTGGAAATTAGATTTACTTTTGTAAATTAGAGTAGTTACTACTAATCCTAATACTAAAGACCCACAAGCCACAACAGGATTCGTCATGACTAAACACAAAAAATCGCTAAGTAATTGTTTGCAAACTTCTAAAGCGTGTTCAAAATAAGAAAAAACCAAATTCTTAAAGTAATCGCATTTACTTTCCGCAATAAACGGATTATTATCTCTAACAAATTTAATATCATTATCTACTAATGTGTTATTATCTAATTGTAATTTTTTCATACTTCTTATGCCCATTATAATGGTAGTTAACCACAATAAAAAAGCATTTTGATCCTCAGTGTCACAGTAAGTATCAATTGTTACATTTCTATTTTGCAAAAACTCTCTAAAATCTTGAGGAAAATCTTGTACAAATTGTTTCGTTCTAATATCATAATACTTAAAATTAGCCACTCCTTTCATTAGGTTTCCTTCTCCTTTTACGTGTTGAAAATCGAAAACGTAACCTCTTCTCCACAACGCCTCTGGGTGCTCTATACAATCTTTAGTGGTAAACCCTTGTAAATTGGTAAAGTTGTTTGTTGTTAACAATATGATTTCACTATTAAAATATTTGGTATCCTTTAAACTAGCTTCAGCACAATCTAAAGGTAATTTCACTGCAGATACCCAATTAATCAAATTTCTCCATTGGGATTTACCCATTTGCCCTACATCATCCATATAAAATATTTCTTCATTATTATATGCATCGTACCAATCCTTAGAATCTTCCGAACACTTCACAATATGCGAATAATGGGTTAATCCTATAGTCTTAATGACTTTATTTACTGTTACTGATTTCCTACAGCCAGGTGGTCCCTGAAACACAAAACAGCACGGTTCCTGTCTCGATGTTTGCTCATAAGACACTACTGCTTTATGAATTCTTTCAAAATCCATTGACACATTATGCAGTGGTTTATTTTTTGCAAAAAACCTTTTCATATTAAGATCAAGGAACTCTTTGCTCAAATCTTTAACTTCCTGCCTATAATTATCACTCAATATCACGTGTTTATCTTTATTATACCTATCTAACAATTTTTGTGCCTTGAATATGAATAAAAATTCAGTTAAACCAAACAAATCCAAAACGCTACTTAAATACTCTTGTATACTGAGCGGAAAAAATGAAATTACTTTGAACATAATTTGAGAAACTAAAGAAAAAAATTCAAAAATAAAACCATTATCATCAAATAACTTTTTATTGGTTAAAATTGTCATTTTCTTCAAAATGCAAACTATCGAAGCTGGTAAAACTGTACTAATTCCTGCAATTAAAATCGTTTCCAATGTCTCTGCTTTAAAAGCAGCTTTATCAACTAAACTATATACATCCAAAACTAAACTTGATAAATTCAAAATACTTAAATTTTCATCATTTACTACACGACAAATATTCAATAAAATTTTTATCAATATCACACCATAAGATTTAACTACATTCACTAAAATGTTGTCATTCAAGGGATTTATGATTGCGGTTTTCAAACGCATATATTTAGAATTCACATCATTGCTAACTCTTCCTATACTCGCGACAACTTCAAAAATAGCACTTAAACCACTCAAAAATTCATTAAACTTCGTTTTAATTGATGTATATGTTTCCGATAACGTTTCTTGACGAAATAAACTTTGTTGCCTCAACTGAATAACAAAATGCTTAGCTTCGTCTTTTTTACCTTCATACTTTATCGTCCAATTTTTGTACTTAAAACAAGGTAGATCTCTTCTTTTAAAGTCATTTCTATGAACTTCTAGAAAACTTTTCTTGTAAACATTCAAAACGAACAAATTAGATTTATTTATCGATACATATTTGCAAAACTGTTTCTCGTCACCTTCTGCACGAAACCCTTGGCTTAAGGAGCGAAAAGAACTATTCAAACCCAACCAAAATGAATCTCTTCGTTCTTGTATTTCCTCACATATCATAATTAGCCTCCTTATATAAAAAATCAAACCAGCAGCACCTTTTTCACAACCTCTATATTTAACCGTCCAATTCTTAAAATCAAATGTTGGTAAATATATTCGATCAAAATCTCTTTTATTTAATTCTAAAAAACTTCTAGAATTGACATCGACAACAAACAAATTAGTTCTACACTTATACTTTCTACAACTAAAAATTGCTTGGATTATGGCACAAACGGAGCCTTGGAAAGTAACAGATTCCAACTGTTTTAAATTAATCGTACTACATGGGTGCATTACGCGGTTTTTTAAAAAGCTATTTGGTCCATTACCCGGCGCAACCCTTCGGTTTAAAAACAACATAAATACAGGTACTTCCTCATTTTATATTGGAGATTATTCTTGAAACCATTGCTCTCAAATGATCGGATGTAACTCTCCTTACAACTGGATTTTATTTTATTAAAAGCTTGGATCAAGGCACAAGCAAAGCCTTGGAAAGGTACAGATTCCAACTGTTTTAAAACGTCCTACATGTGCGCGTTACGCATTATTTAAAAAGCTATTCGGTCCATTACCAGGCACAACCCCTCGGTTTAAATACGACATAAATACAGGTACTTCCTCATTTTATGTCGGAGATTTTATTTGAAACCATTCCTCTCTAATGGTCGGATGTAACTCTCCTTACAACTGGATTATTATCAAAATACTTAAATTGTATAACAAAAGTAGATCTATATACCTAACAATATATAAAACTATTTATATAAAATTCAAAAACTAAAATTAATTAAAAATAATTAAAAAACATTAAATCTGGCTAAAATTGAAAAGTTCTAAATCTAACCAAATTGAATGGGAAAAAATCCTATTAC